AGAGGGAGAACTACTCAAAAACTACCTTATTTCACCCCAGAATGGTCAAGAGAAGGAGATAATCTTTTTATACGGAAAGACTCCGCCGGAAGAGAGAGAATTTTGGCGAAAAGAATGTGAAAAAAGAAAAAATATAATAATCATAGCTACTTATGGTATATTCCAACTCGGAGTTAATATTCCATCGTTGAAATATATCGTTCTCGCAAGTCCTTTCAAGAGTAAAATCCGCGTCCTACAGAGTGTAGGTAGAGCATTAAGGAAGCATTCCGATAAGATAGATGGTGCTACAATTTATGATATAATTGATGATTGTAAGTACTTCTATGAACACGGAGAGAAAAGACTAAGATATTATGCTACTGAAGGCTTTGCTATTAATGAAAGAACTATAGATAATGTATCTATTCTACTTGAGTGATTTCCTCAACCACCATCCATCACTTATGTATCTCTTTATCATAGATATTGCCAGGGTAATTCTGTTCTCGTGTCGTCTGGATGCAAGAGGGTCTGTACTACCGAACTCATAAGCAAAAATCTCGTCCTTGAGAATCCTTCCTCTCGGATTCTGCTCATAATACTTTTCTACATTATCTCTCATATCACCCGGAAGTTTATTATAACCCAGCTTGCTATAGAGCTGACCAATAACTTGCTTATGTGATGTGGAAGATGAACTAGATACTTTTACCTTTCCGACTTTTTTAGAATTGAGATATGTTGTTCCATCTGGAAGTGTCCAGAGAAGACCCAGCTCAAATGGCACCTGTAGAAAAATCCATAGCATTACATAAGGTTCATCAGCTGATCTAACAATACCTCTACCTGCATAACCTTCCTGGTATTTCCACTCTAAAAGGTACTTAAGTAATCTCATAGAAATCTCTCTTTCAAAAACTGATAATAATCCGGGTAAACGAGATAATAGCTATCACATTTGATGAATATTTCATTATCCGATTTAATGGCATTTTTAAGATCCCCGTCGGTATACCTATTAAGATCCAAACCCTTCTCTAATAATCCTACTATCTTTTTATGCAAAGGCTTTGGCATAGCGTAATTTAAACCTGGTTGAGTTCCCTTCATAAACTCATTATACTCGTCAGAGTTGAGATTATAGGAAATATAATCCTTTACTGAACGGCCGGAGACATTGAAAACGGCTGACCGAACAGCAGTACCAAAAAAAGTATCAAAGTTCAAATCATCTATCTTGGGAGACCACACAAAACCGAAGTCGCCTATAGGAAAGATAATACTAGTGAGTCCCCAGATACCAGTGGTATCTGATACATCTATATTGCCTGATACAGGTACTCCATCCCTCACCTTCCATCCAAATAGTTTTTCAAATGCTTGATTTAGAAGATTGTGGATTGTTGGATTCATAGCTGCCGGCTCTCTGCCTGTAGCTATATGAGATGAAACCTTTATAATTCCCATCGGGCCCGGCCGGCGACCTGATACCCTGTAAATAAACCCGCCGGTATTCTTGATTTGCTTCAGAAAAGGCCTGCAGTCTTTCTCTATTATTTCAATGATTCTGTTCGCCTGATTTTCTAATGCGGCGACTTTGAATGGATCGGAAACCACATTCTTCTTGGATTCGTGTGTTATATCATTATTTTCTAACAGGAAGTTCCGATACCTAGTTCTCATATCATTTTCCTCGCTGCCTCTATTATATCAGCCATTTCCCTCTTGAAGATAGTCAAATCATCGAAGGAAAAATACTTATATGCCTTTATTTCGGGAACTTGCCTACCATAAAGGTTAAAAGTAGAAGAGCACCTCATAGAAGATATGCTAGGTAGTTTATCTAATTTCAGAACGTACACAAAGAGGTCCTTTCCGGGAAGATAGGAAAACCTGCCCGCCGGTTGTAACTTACTTCTATACCTGCTTATATCTATACCTACCTCTTCCTCTACCTCTCTGATAACGGCATCAATATTACTTTCACCACTATCTTTGAGGCCTTTAGGTAAGTCATACACCTTTCTGCCTGTCGGGAGTGCGCCGAGAAACACATCGCCATCTGTCAGTATCAAACCAACGGACAATCTCTTTGCTTCTTCTCCTATAACAAATTTATCTAGTCTCATTTTAATCCTTCCTAATAGCCATCAATATGTCGTAGCGACGATTTCCCGGCCGTTCTCTATAGAAAGTAGTAATGTTTGTAAGACCGATAGATATTGCTATTTCCTTCAGTGGATACAGAGCAGGCCTGCCGATATCCTCAATAACCATAATACCACCAGGTTTAAGTTTTTTATTATAATTTCTGATGACAAATTCCTGACTTTCAAGAGTGTGTAATGCATCATCAATAATAATATCACATTCTGGAATCAATTCTAGTGTGGATTCATTATAGACATCAGCAATAATTATCCTTACATTATCAAGTCTCTTGACTTCTTTGTTTATCAAAGAATCATCAATATCTATACCATAAATTATCCCCTTGGGGAAGTACTTGCTCCATAGAAGCAACGATCCTCCTCGGAGGATGCCTGCTTCCAATAACACAATTTCCTTGTCAGCAAGTTCAGCAAAGGCCTTCTCATAGAATGTACTAATGTACCCGTGAGGATGTTCTTTGTCACAGAACAAACTTCCGCGCTTCCAATGTAGCCTACTATCGTCTCGATATATTTGAAGTAAAGACCTCATTTTTCTTTTCCTTATGTCTCCAGAGAATATGTTTCTTTGCAAAATCGAACAGTTTCCCATCCATCACACGTTCTATTCTTTCCATATCATCCGTCTGAACCCTAACATATTTTATTTTTCTGTCATTATAGGCTGCAATGACAGACTCAAAAGGTGATACACTCGCAATATATATACCTTTATACTTACCGGTATCTACCCAGTCGCCTTGTCTAAAGTCACCACTTGCTAAGAACATATATTTCAATAACATCATCTATATCTTATCCCTTTAACAAACGTGTCTCTTAGAAAATCTCCATATACTTCATCTACAAGATAATACTCGTTGCATTTGAATGATATTTCTGAACGGGAACGTATTGCTGAATGTAGGTCTGAATCTTTATACCCCTCAACCGTCTCCTCTACTTTCTCCTGAAACTCTTTATATTCTCTCTTGAGCCATTCATCTAGACTTAGATGTGATTTCCAGTATAGTTTTGTCATCCAGCGTTCTTCTCGAGAATAGAATATATAATGTTTTTTCTTTCTGAGTTCATCAAAATTAGGAGATACCTCCGGAAAGGTTGGATGAATTAAGTAGACGTTATCATCCTTATCCACCCAATTTCCATTTTCTCTATTTTCGTCGCGCCAGGGAGCAGTATCCATCCCATAGCGTTCTAATGCATCATTATCAGGGAATGAGGTGAAAAGAAACCAATATAGATTTATTTTATTCCACAAGTCCCTCACTACGGGACTCCACACAAACTTATAGTCTCCTATAGGAAAGAATATATGTGGCTCACCATACCCAGTAACATCACCCATTCCTCTTGTAAAAACACCATTTCTCACTTTCCAACCAAACTCTCTCTCAAATACTTTGTTTACAGCATCGTGCATTTTTGGCCTCATACTCAGAGGCTTTCTATCTTCCAGACGGGACTTCATCCTATAGAGACCATATTTTCCCCTTTCAGATGCCGTAGTTTTATCGTGTACATTCCTTCCACGATAGACGAGACCCGCATTCTTCAGATCGTCCACGAAGGAAATACAATCCCTGCGGAGCGTATCAGCAATTATTGTGACATCAGTGTGCTTCTCTGTGATAAACCCTTTTAATCTCATTACTTATAAATCTCAAAAACAATAGTATTAGTCGACCTTATTACATCTGACCTAAACTTATAACTAAACTCATCACAAATTTCACAGACATAAACGGCAACATCATCGAAATCAATATCAAAAAATACCATCATCAACTTTCTGCCACCCTTGGCCTGGACGGAAATCTTCCTTCCTTTATAATCGATGATAGCATTAATGCCCCTTTTTATTGCGGAGAGGATTCTTTTCTTTGTCACATCGTCAACAACCTCTGACTTGCTCTCTATGAGAAGAGGACCAATATCAGAACCATCTTCTTCATCTTCCTTTATCAGTGCTTTTATACCGCTTAAATGCTGTGATACTTTACTCATTTTACATAGTACTCCTATACCATTGTGAAGTCATTTGTTTTAGTTCCCCCATTGTGAATATATTCGGGGTGAGATATTTCCAGCCATTCTCTCTCATTCTTTGTAGATGCTGTTGACCAATGGGATTCTTTACGGGCGAATCATAGAAGAACTCCATTTTCTTGAAAGCGTGAAGGACAACATCATCCGTTAGTTCTCCAGTATCATTCTTTACTTCCAAGAACAACGGAAACTTTGTCCTTAAAAACCCCTTCATTTTTTGTGCTTTATCGTGGTAGTCTTGAACAAGCTCATCTGGTATTACCCTTTTTCTCTGTCTATTTCTTTCTATTGCTGTTTCAAGAGATGTATTTACAAAGACGATGGCCATATCATAACCAAGATTTTCAAGTATGTTATATCTTTTGACTGTATTGGTGGGTTCCGTTGACGTAATATCTATAAATAAAGGGAGACAAGAATCAATATAGAGAGTTAGCTGGTTTACGGTAAGATGCTTTGACCTATCATAGAAGTCCTCATAACTATAATTACCGAATTTTTCTATGAATACATCAACATTCACTACTCGTGGCTCTATACTTCCTGATTTTATCTTCTTCAGGACGTAGCTCTTTCCACTACCAGCGCTGCCTCCCATAAATACAGCCTTGAAAACACCCCTGTCAAGTATACTCTCTGTTATTACTTCTTCCTCAATCCAATCTTCTAATCTCATATTTTCTTTCCCTATGGTAGTATTCATTATTTATTTATGAAAATAGAGCAAAAGAAAAGGGAGATAATAAAAACTACCTCCCTTTACACTCACGCTAATCAGATTTTCCTTACACTATGCCATCAGCCTTCAATGCTTCTCTCAATGATAGTGTCTGTGAATCATCTACAGGATCATCTGCTGCATCCTTATTTTCCCAACTGTGCCCAGTATATCGATAATCATCATCATCATTAAAACCACCATCTAAATGTGAGTATCGAGGAACATATCTTTTTACTTCCTCTTCCAGTTTACTTTCAACATCGCTGAGAAATTTCTCAGCATCTATATCAACATCCAGCATAAGCCTAACTTTTGCCTTGACAGCTTTTTTAGCTCCGCACGGGGCAGACCATCGCACTCTCGACTGTATTCCAGTATGGGCCACCAATATGGATATATCGTGATTCATATTAATCCACGTATCATCTGTACCGGAAAAAGTGGTCCCCATACTATGATGAGAATGAATTACACCTATAACCCTCTTTCCATCGGGAACCTGATACTCTACTTCATCTACTCTTGCAGCTGATGCTCTCTGTTTAGGAACATCCATATCCTCTATAATTATCTGGTCACCTACCTCTCCAAAAAGATAAGCAAGCCATTCTCTGCTCTTATACTTATCCATAAGAAGATCAATCTTCCTTTTCACCAAGGGTTTCAGATATACTATCAAATCATCGTCTTTAGGTGCTTTACTGCAATCCTTTACCGTATCAATTTCACACTCCCACTCATCCGGTTCGCGCTGAGTATTATTACCATAAAACTGCTGCCTATTAAAAATTCCATATCCATCCATTCTAAAAGTTCCTCTTTTATTTCTTATAATTGAAAAGTCGTTTAATTTCTGTCGAGATCTCAAAATTGTCATACTTCATCACCTTTGCTATAGTTAGAGCGGCAATAATGGTTGCCGGGACTACCCAAGAAGGAATTACCGTATATCCATCTGGTGCTTCTCCCCATTCAGCAACAGTGTCTGCTATAGTTATACTCTCACCATTATAGCCCGCTTTCATATATCTGGAGCCGAATTTCTTTGCAATCTCCTGGTTAGTCATTTGTGACTTCAAGTTATCTGTACAGTCTATCATCCAATCGGTTTTTGTATATGTATGTTCCTGTAGAACAAACGGTAATGAATAAACAGTACATTCAGGCCTTATAGAATTAATAACTTCTCTTGTTACAGCAGCTTTGTTCTTTCCAACAGAGCTTTCCGGGAGATCAAGCCTGTTCAAATTGTTTTCCTCTATCAGATCCGGATCAAATAAATAAATCTTTTCAATACCTGACATTGCAGCAAACTTTGCTACATGAAATCCTATACCACCTACTCCCACAATTGTAATGCTTATATTCCTTTTTAATCCTAAACCCTCTTGCCTATCATACAGACCCATAATATTATTCCTTTCTTACGATTGCCATACATCATCTGGTGTTCTGTCTGACCTAATACCTGTTCTTGTAAGGTCATCCCTTCCGGTCACAACTTCAGGTGTTATCTTATCAGGAATAATGTGCTTCATCAATGTGTCTATCCTTGGAAGACCACTTGGCTCCTGTTTTGCTACAGAGCCCCTGTTAACATTCTCTAAAACCGCTTCCGCTTCATCAGCAATACAAATAATATCATCCGGTGTGGCCCAATCAGACTTCCATTTCCACTGTCCCCAACAATCAGGAGATGCCTGATGATAATGGTCAAATAAGTCAAGACCGGCAAGCTTTCTAGTGGTGATGCTGGTAACCTTATTACCAGATGTTACTATCATTATAAAAATTGGAGTGATAAACTTCTTAGCGAAATCAGGCTCTATTGCTCTTCTATCCACAAACTTAGGCCAGTAGGTTCTTCTAATCAACCATTTAATCTCTCCTAACCTATCACCCTTGAATAGAGAAAGGCCCTTTCTGGCGTGTTCCATAAGGACATCCGGCATTGGCGCCGCTTTAGCAAGCTTCTCTTGCATTATCTTCTCTTTCCTGTCATACTCTTCTCTCTGAGCTGCAATTAGTTTCATTGCCTCATTGATCTTATTATGAATATGAGTTGATATGTCAGACAACTTTGCCAGCAACTTAGTATTATACTCTCTTCTGATTTCCTGCTCTACTGGAATATCCATATCTGCTATTTTTGCAAATTTAAGAACCTTGCCTCCCATTCTAATAGAGATTTCATCAAGAATTACATCTTTCATATCTACAGTTTTGAGGATTCCATCCATATCACTAACTAATTTATCGACTTTATCGAAAGTACCTTTATCTGCCATATTACAAACTCCTCACTTTAAATGAAATAAGGAGAACGATCTGGATTACCGTTCTCCTTATCCCGTGCCCACATCACAGATTTTAGCCAGCGATATCGAATGGTCTTAATTCCAGTTTGTCACCCTCATTGATTAATTCGGGGGACTGACTTGGACGAATTTCAGAACCGTTCAAGAAGACCCTGAACTTACCGAAACCAGCATCCCTTGAAAAACGCTGTACTGTTTCTTTAAAGTTCGTATTGGCTTCAAGACGGAAACTCTCACCGTTAACAACGATGTATGAGTTCGCTCCTGTTGGTGCATTCACACCCTCGTTTCTAACTTCACTGTTATCCCATGTTTCCCTCATGACGTACCTCCTATTTAAATTGTTAAAACTATTTTACCATACAAGTATAAACTTGTAAACCACTTTTTATGCGTTGTCATTTGTTGACATTAGATAGTACTTTTCAGACTCATCATCCTTAGAAAGGTATGCCATTCCTAAACCCGCATCCCTCACAAAAGTTAGAGACATCTTAAATGCCTCATAATCCTCACCAATTGACGACATAACATTTATAAAATTCCTATAATCAAAACACATTGAAAGACTCGGTTCATTAACCTCATGTAATTCAAACTTCAAACCACCTGCGTACATATTAGTCTTATCTGTAGTTTCCATTATAAGCTTATTATCATCTACGCTAAAATAGATTTTACCAAAGCCCGGCCCTATCTTCTTTATCATAGAAAATTGCCTCATAAAATCATCTGTAAGGTCAAATTCCGTGAAATATGCAGTACCTGCTCTTACCCTATCCCTCTCAAAGGTTGATACAACCATCGGTGAACAAAAGAAAATATTTGCCTTCTGATTTCCCGTGACAAGTATTACCTTCTCTGGTTCAATCAAAATATCCGTTGTATCATCATCATTAATCAACGCAAGATACGGCGTAAGCGTCTTATTAGGGTCTTGAAAGTTTAGTGTAACATCTGCTCTCAAAGATGGTATCACGTTGTTAGCCATATTCAAAATTATAATAGCATTATTCGCCTGAGTTGTCATTCTGGAGCTAATATTCTCTCTCGATATATTCAATTGAACGGAATCAAGGGAGAAGTTCAATGTCGCCTTTCTCAATACATTTTTTAATTCTTTAACATTAATTTGCATATATCCTCTTATTCAAAAAAATTCTTTGTTACATTTTCTGTCCTAATTATACCACGTTTAGAAGTAATTGTCAACAACTTTTTATAAAGCATAGCTTCTCTTCTTGAAAGATTGTAAGTAGCTGTAATTTCTTCTAAAAGTTCCTTTTGTTCCTTTGGCATCTCCACCTTTTTTGTCCATTTTATGAATCTTCGACCCTTTGGGACTGCCTTAAAGTAATAATCATAAATTACTCCGTCATCTAATAGAAATAGATACGGATTAATCTTCTGCACAATGGGTAAAAGAACCGGATCGTGCGATAGCCACAATGATAACAAATATGCCGGCGCTATTTTCTTGTTATATTTTATATCATTCTTTAGAAAAATGGCATTTAGAAAATCAAAAATTGTTATTTCTTTTTCCATTCTTATTTCTCCGGCACTATAATGAAATATCCCCTGCTGTGCGTTTCACAGCGAAAATAATCGTTCCCAACAATCTTAACCCTGATACATGAAGTCTCATAGCCTTCATCAGTAACAACCCTATGAGAAGATTTCATACCCGCAGCTCTTGTATCCTGATGAAATGAAGGGCCGGATTTAGGGGCCCCTGAGGAACACGGCTGACATGACACCAATAACAATATACCAACAATAACAAATAATCTATTCACTATGACCTATCTCTCTTTATCAATTGAACTACCAGTGACATAAAATTAATTTCCTTGATTGATATGATGCTGTCGCGATATAGGTGATCGCTAATCATTATGATAGCATCACCCGGTGACTTAAATACGCCCACTTCATTGAATAAATATTGAAAAAGGTCTGGATAGTTGATAGCATTGCTTCTCAACGACTTCCTTATACCTTCAACATCAGCTGATTTAATCATCTTTAGGATATCAACATAGATCTCATTGACATTAT